CAACCTTTTCATACATATCATAATCACCTGCGTATTGCTGGGATTTCAAAGACATAGAACCAACTACTTTTACTTTTGAAGTATCATAAGCCATAATAGAAATAAGGTTCAATACATCCTCAGGATAGTTGAGTGGAAAGTCTTTCTTCCGAAGTAATTTATCCACCATTTTTTCTACTATAGTATTAGAAATAAAATGGAGTTGGAAAATCAAATCGCAGACATAAAAGCATACGCTTTATCAAATGAGGACATCAACACCATCTTAGAGCCTGATACTAAGATATTTTCGTATCCTGAGTTTGCGAAGATGAGTAGTATAGATGAAGCCTTTGATAAACTCGGACGGTGTGTTTTCCTATTCCTAACCAAATCAGAAACAAGCGGACACTGGGTCTGTATGTTTAAGAAAGGGAATGACATAGAATACTTTTCCAGTTATGGTGATAAGCCTGAGGAAGAACGAAAGTGGTTGAACGAAGAACAGTTAGACGAATTAGGTCAAGACGAGCCTTATTTAATGAACCTGTTAAAACAGTCAGGATACAAGGTATATTATAATACTCATTCCTATCAGTCCGACAGAGAGGATATTAACACGTGTGGGCGTTGGTGTGTAGCACGACTAATCACAAAGGACATTTCCAATAAAGAGTTTTATAACCTCGTCCGAGAGCAAATGAAAGAGCGTGGCTTGAAAAATGCTGACGACTGGGTCGCTTTATTCACATACGAGTTTCTTGGTAAATAAAAAATATTGTATTAGTATAGAAAATGAGTTATGTCGGTCAAGTCCAGTTTAGTCGCTCAACAGATGACGATATTGACCCTGATTACGTCTACTACAACGCTACGATTATCAACAATCGCACGGCAGGTGGATACAATCGCAGTCAAGACCCAGTCCTCCGATTTCAGGAAACTCGTGATACGCCCTTAGTAAATGATGCTTCTAAATACAACTTTAGTATTATTCGTTTTACTATGGACGGTCCCAATAAGGATTTGCCCCTATTCATTCCTGTTATTCGCACAGGTGCTGAGAACCCTACGAATGATGTCAACCTAACCATCTATTCAGTCTCTCTTACTTGTGCTATTAACAATACAACTGGTGTTAATCCTGTAGTGGCTAATCTAACTGCTACTGCTCCTGTCATCTATACACCTGAAACCCTTGATACAACTATCGCACCTGTTCCTCTTCCTTCTTCTATTGCCTCAGGTAAGCAAGACTTATCTTCTCGCTACTATTGGGTCTATACGTATAGTTGGTGGCTCAAATTAGTCAATCAAGCCTTCACTACGGCACTCGCCAGTATTCAAACTCAGTTCCAAACTGCTTGGACTACCGCAGGTAATGCTGGTCTTGCTCCTACTCTTAAAAGTGTTGCCCCATATCTCTTATACAATCCTACAACGAACTTGTTTACTCTTTATTCAGACGCAGAGGGCTTCGGTGGAGTTTTACGTCTAACTGCTGGAACAACCTCCGACGAGAGTTTTGAAGTCTACTTCAACTCAAATATGTTTGGTATGTTTGCCAACTTCAATAACACTTATGTCAATCAGCCTACAACTGAACTAACGAACTTGATTTACACAGGAGCAGTTGGTTATGGAGCCACTACGGCAGGTGTTCCTTACGCACAGAATGTAGTCAGTCTTGGAGGAGGTGCTTCCCTCAAATACTTTTGGACGCAGGTTCAAGATTACGAAAGCACAAGCACTCTTTGGTCTCCGATTGAGAACGTTGTATTCAACTCTACCCTATTACCTCTTGTGTTTGAAGCAACTGGCGACCCTGTCTACTTCGGTCAGTCAAACGACGATACGGAACTCACAGGCTCTCAGAGTGCCTTCCAGCCTATCATTACCGACGTGGCTCTCCCTCGCCAGTCCGCAAGTGATTACAGAGGTCTAATTTACTACGCTCCGAGTGCTGAGTATCGTCTCGCTTCTTTCCAGCGTAGCAGACAGGCAATCAACAATATTGATATTCAAGTCTTTTGGAGAAACCGTCTTGATGGCAACATCTACCCAGTCCAAATGTTTAACAGTTCCAGCGTGTCTGTGAAAATTATGTTTCGTCGTCGTGGTGTGAACGACTACCCACATCCAGCCAAAGGGGGCGTAAATGTTTAACGACAAACTTTTTTTCTATCCACATAGTATAAAATGGCGACCTCCGATGTTCTTAAACAGGCGGTCTTTGACGCTCGTGTAGTCCAACTCCCTCCTCGCTATGCCGTTGAAAAGGGTGCTCTCTCTGTAGCCTCTGCTCCATTCCGAGCAATCTCAGCAACCTCCTCCCAACACTCGTATCAAATTAACGTCCCTTCTCAGAACGTTTTTGTAGACCGTGCTGTTGATTGGAGTGCTGATGTCTACCTTAAAATGGGTGTGATTACGAATGCGGTTGCTACTGCTCCTATCCTTGCCTTCGGCAACACCTGTGCCTTGTCTGCTTTCCCTCTTCACGAACTCACTCAGACTATGACTGCTACTATCAACGACACAAGTGTAGTCATCAATACCGACACAGTTCTTCACGAAGTTCTCCGTCTGACTGACTACAAGAAAAATCGTTTAGTCCGACACTGTCCTACTATGTTAGACCGTTATAAGTCTTACCAAGATAGTAATGGTGCTATTAACTCTCCTCTCAGTTCTTACTTTGATGCTGTAAGTTCTGATGAAGTGCCTAACGGTGCTTGGGGTCAATTAGTTTTCACCAACCCTACTGGTGGTGCGTTGGTAGGTAATGGATTTTACGTAGATGGTATTTATGGTGGTGCGAATATTCCCTTCACAAATGGTATTCCTGTATCTGATGCTCGTGTGTCTAATGACTATTCCGTTTACGTTTCATTCCATTCAAGCGAGAAACTTGTGCTTTCTCCTTTTATCTTCGCTGATAGTTGCGAATATGAAACTGGATTATTCGGCATCAACAACATCCAGTTAGTGATGAATATGAAGTCTGACCCTTCTCGTGTGCTTCGTATTGAAGAAGGAACAGGTGGCACAACTCGTTCTATTGACCTTAACAACCCTATCCAGTATAACGAACAAGGCTCGGCTAATGGTGCGTTCGTAAACGCTGCTATTAATATCCAGTTCTTAACTCCTTCTCTTGACCTCCCTCTTCCTCAGAAGAGCGTAGTCCCATATACTGAGTTTCCACGATACATTACTACAGGACAGTCTGCTCTTTCTACTGATACACTCCAAATTCAATCCCAAACAATAGTCTTGCCACAAATTCCCGATATGCTACTTATCTATTGTAAGCCAAGCACTTATGCCTCTGCTGGTGGTTTAGCACGAACCCCTAACCAAGCCGATTGGTATTTCCCTATCTCTCAACTCTCCGTCAACTTTGACAACTTCGCTGGTCTTATGTCAAGTATGACGGTAGAACAACTCTACCAAATGTCCGCTCACAACGGTCTTGAAATGGATTGGAATGAATGGAATGGTAAGGCTCGTGTATCTCCTTCAGGAAACCTCGTCCAAACTGTGGGTGGGTTCCTCGTAATCAGACCAGGTGTTGACTTTGGTCTACAAGCAGGTCAAGCCCCAAGTATCATAGGAAATTACACTCTCCAATTCCAAGCCACCATTCAGAACTATTTTGGCTCAACCGCCACTCCTGTTCTCTATGTAATCGCAGTCAACTCAGGCTTCTTTGAAACTCTTGCTGGTTCTTCTCGTATCATTAAGGGTGTTCTCTCTGAGGCTGATGTCATCTCTGCTGAACCTGTGCTTGAAATGTCTCGTGATGGCTTGAAGCGTATTGTTGGTAATGGTTTCTTCAACAACATCGGTTCTTTCCTCTCCAAAGCCGTTGACATCTACACCAAGACTAAACCTGCTGTTTCCGCCATCAAAGGTGTTCTCCCTGATGGTCGTGTAAAAGATATTCTCGGTAAGGTTGGCTACGGCGGACCTGCTGGAGCAGGTGTTGTAGCAGGTGCTGGTAAGAAAAGCCTCTCTGCTCGTCTTATGTAAACTGTAAAATACTATAAAATGGCTGACTGACCCTTCAAGCAAAGGTAGTCTTATACATCATCAACGCACAACTACCCCTTTTCTGATTTAACTTATTGCGTGTCTGTTTGATTTTAGTAGCGGACTGAGTAAAAATACTCGCTCATTTTTATTTCTAATACATAAATAGAAATGAACGAAATCACAATTGAAAGTTTTGGAATTACCAAATCACCTCTTGATGCTTATCGCGGAACTGGTCGTTGGAGTGGTGTCAACAACGCCCCTCTTTCAATCAAACAGAAAGAACAACGCTTTCAGTATATAATGGATATAGCAGGGAATAATGTTCCTGTTCCATTAGTGGAGGGTGTAGACTACACAACCCTTCCGACCATCACAACTCTTTACAAACCCAAGAGAGAACGTAGTGTAAGCCCTTGCCCTTGTAAGTCCTTTGAATGTCAAGAAGACTTTAAAAAAATAAAGTTTGAGACCCTCACCACGCAAAAAGAGGCACCGCTCCCTCACGCCTCAGGTATTTATTTGTTTAAGGTTAATAGTAATGTAGGTGGTAATGTTATTCTAAATAGTTAATCACTTTCCTCTTCCTCTTCATTAGTGATGAGTATACCAGCATTATCAGTTTCAAAGAGAATGGCTTGGTCGTGTAGGAACTCCCACACACTTTCATAGCGGTCAATATGTTCTTTGTCATTTTTGATGTGATTGAATATCTTGTAGGTAATCCAGCGATTGAACGCATCATCAATAAACTCACGGAACTTGTCTTCAATTGCGTCCTCATCAAACTTGATTTCCTTTCCCATCTCACGCAACGCCTCATAGAACCAAGCGATGTTGAGTTCAGAGTGAGCGTAAGAAGAACGGAGGTCTGCGTAGTAAGGCATTTTAACTGTGTCTTGGATTGTCTGTGCCTTACCAAGTCGGCGGACGGGGCAGTCAATTTTTTTGGGCGACCCCCAGCCACCATATCAAAAAACAAGAGGCTCTCTTAGAACTTCTTGTTTTTCTTTGTCTTTTCTTTTATTTTTTGAAATGGAAATGTTTACAGAACCTTATGGAACTTCATTACCTTTCTTACTTCGCAATTGAGCCTATCACAATACACAGCAGGGTAATACTTAGTATCCCACTTTACCTTTCTACTACCTTCAAACTCTGCTCC